TGCATTGCATTATGTTTAGTGCTTTCGCCGCCGCCTGCTTGTTTTATCTCTCCGCCTAATCTATGCAACTCTTGATAAATGTCTAATAAAGCCTCCATAACAGGGTACCCTGCAAGGGTACCCCCTTGTATAAATGAGTTTGGATCTTTTGCTGCTTGTGGAGCAACTTTAGCGTATTTATTTGCTAATTCTTGAGCTTTGGTTTCAAATTTTGAAGTTGACCATCCTTGTTTAGCACCTTGAATGCCGCCACTGACTGCACCTTTGACAGCGTCCCAAACACCTTCTTCTACGTTCATTTCTGCCATTTTGCGAGCCTGGTATTTTTCGTATACTTGACCTAGACGTTCTATGAACTGACTTGCTGGCTTGACGTATTGATCACCGTAGTCTTTTTCTACACTGGTCAACACTGCTGTTTCGCCTTTTGGAAACTGGCCTGTTTGTCTATCAAAGTAACTTAGAATAAATTCGCCTAATGGTGTTTTTTGGTCTTTTTCGATTGTGATCTTTTCGCCATCTGGACCGTCGATTTCGTCGCCTTTTTTAGCACCTTTAAACTTTGCCATACGCACTGCTTTAGCATATGCATTGCCTTCGTCCATATCGCCTTCTACTTGCGCACTAAAGTTGTCTGCAAACTGACCTAACAATTTGTCAAATGCTACATCAACTGCCGACTCTGTATTCATTGATGCCGGTTCATCCAAGTACTTGAATTTTAGCATTTTTAGTGTTTTTGAATCTCCACCGTCTGCATAAGCACCCAAATTTTTCAAATGTTTTGCTGCTTCTACATCGCCTTCTTGGGCTGCCTTTTGTAATGCTTTGCCTAGTGGTGAATTTGATGCGCCTAATTTTTTATATGCTGCATATCCTGCTGCGCCTGCTAGTCCTAACAATCCTAGTATTACTGGCAGTGCTTCGTCAACTCTTGCTTCTGCGATAATATCATCAAAATCTAAATCGTTTGCTTTTGTCGATTCACCTACTAGTTTGTAAATGTATGGAAATACATCTTTGAGTTCTTCGTTGAACTGTTTTACAGTTAGTTGATCAATCCAATTTTCTGCAACGTCTTCTGGTACTTCTACTGCATCGCTTGGTTCAAAACTTTCAAATGCAGTTTTGTAATTTGATGGCTTTTGTAAATTTTGGATAGTTTTCTTTACTGCTACAATACGCTCGTTGACCGTATCCATATGTTCAGCAAGACTTTCTGCCATTACACTGCTACGACCCATGTAAGTTTTGAACTTGCGGAGATTTGAAAGTTCTTCACTTAGTCCTGTGATGTGTTTGCCGAAGTCATCAAAAGGATGACCGCCTTCGCTTACGTGAATAGCCATTGCTCTAGCACCACTTAAATGTTTAAATGGATATTTGAATTTTTCACCTTCTGCATTTTCAATAAAAAGAGAACCAATTTTTTTAGTTCTGCTTTCGCCTTCGCCAATTGGACCTGTGTGTTTGATTCTCAATTTAGCATTACCAATTTTTTGGAAACTGGTTTTGTCAGTTCCACGTAGTGCTGATTCATTCATTTTTGTTTCTCCGCGATTTGCTGCCATATAGCTATAATCTCTTTGAGTAAAGTTTGATTTGTTAATATCTCTTACTTCAAAATTAAGTAAACGTTTTTTAGCAAAATTTCTCATACCTTTTAAAAAATTATACCAATTATCTTCTTCATCAATGCCTGCATTTTCAGTAAAGTCTTTGTTGTACATGATTGTGACACCTGACTTTTCGTCAAGTGATACACTTACTTTGCCTAATGAATTACCGTTGCTTTTATAGTCAAATTCATAAAATCGTGCTTGGTAAGGTTCATTGGTTGTATTACCTTCTCCATCACCGATTGTTACGCTAGGAAAGCGTCCTCTAATTTCATTAAAAAGTTGTTCTGCTACTACGTTTAAATCTCTCATTGTATACTATTTATCAATAACTGCTGCTAACAAAGATTGGCATTGGCATCTCATAATCGTCTTCATGTTCAATTTGACTAAATGTGTTATAAACTGTTGGATCCCAATCTTTCATTACACTCATTACTCTAAGTGTTAACAACAAACTACTTACCAAATCATCATGATGTCCTGGCTTAGCTTGGAAACTACTACCTGCTGCAATATATGCTTTTAATTCACTGATCAATGCTTTGCTACGCACTGTTAGTTTGTCATTTTCTACCATTGTTTTTAGTCTTGCACAGGCAGTGGTTTTTGAACTATGTGTTGTGTTAAATCCTTTGCGGAACTTTCTAACGTGTCCTTTGCGTATTGGTTCGCTGATGAACAATCCTGGAATATTTTCTTCCCCAAAATCATTTATTACAAGTAATGCTGCTTCTCCAATGCCGTTGTTTTCTACACTCCAATATATGTTACTTGATGTTTTCATTTCGTCAGCAAGGTATTTGCACACATCTGCAAGCACACGTATTTGCCCAGGAATAGCAGTTAGGTTATGTTGCCATTCTCCTACTTGCTCATAAGTAGGCAATTCAATAATTTGTATTGCTGCAAAGTCACCACCTGTGCCCATGCTGGGATCTAGTCCTACAACATAAGACTTCTTTGCATCAGGCTTTTTGTACCAACGCACTTGACCCATACGTATAATTGGATCTAAACCTTCCATTGCTGCTAATTTAATTGAATTAATTAGGGTTTCGTCAAATACTAGGAATTCACAACCATATTCACGTCTAAACTTTTCTTCGCCAATACGACCAATCTCGTCACGTTTCCATTCTTCGTCGCGGTCTGGATGTTCATGCCATTCTGCTCTGAACGCATGGAAGCCGTTGATTCCAACTTCACTATCATTACCGTATTCATCAAAACGTTGTTCTGCTTGTTTCCAAATAGTCGCAAAAGTATCTTCGTCACTGTTTGGTGTGCTAGTAATAATAGCACGACCACCTGTTGCTAGTGTAGGTGAAATCGAAGTCCAAAATTCTTCTGCAATATTTGGCTGCACAAATGCAAACTCGTCACAGTATAGTAAAGAAATTGACATACCACGTCCTGTATTGCCTGTAGTTGTTTGCGAAACTATTCTACTACCATTTTCAAACTCAATACTACCTTTGTTGTAACTAGTAACACCTGCTCTTATATGATCTGGGCAAGTTTCATATACAAAACGTATGCGAGACATAATCTCTTGCGCACCTGTGTATTTGTGTGCTGCAATAAGTACAGTTTGGTCTGGATTAAACATAGCATACCAAGCAAGATAGATAGCAGCACAAGTAGTCTTGCCTGTCTGTCGTGGCATCATATTAATGTTAAATCTATATGAATGATAACTGTGCATTAGTCGCAGTTGATATTCATAAGGATCAAAAACTAATTTGCCTCTCACAGGATGCTGAATGTGTGCAAAGTGTTTTGCAAAGTGCAAATACCCTAGTTCAGGATCCATACAAGCTAATAAATCTTCAACTTGTTCGTTTGTAAATGTTTCTTGTTTATTGGCCTTTTTAATTAATACGCCGTCTAATGAAGCTCCCATAAAAATATTTAGCCAAAAAAATAGCGCCCTAAGGCGCTATTGAGTCGGGGGGATGTATTACTTTCTCGCTTCTAATGCTGCACGAAGTTGAGTTTTAATTTGTTCTTCTAGATCTTCGTCTTCTGTGTTCATAGGATTGTCGCCGCCGGCTGTTGCTGGATATGAACCTTTTTCTTTATGTAAATCGTTACCTGATGGAATACTTGCACTTACATCATTTGCATATTCTTCATCTGGCTCTGTACTAGCATCTTGGAAATCGCCATCATCGGTTTCTTCTTCCATTGCTTCACCCGGTGCCATCATACGAATCATATCGCCCATTTCTGGCTCTTTTGGTTTTGCACCACAGCCGCCCATTGGTTGACTTGGGCCGTGAATCTTTCCGCAAATTGGGCAAGGCTTAGGACCAGGATTGATATCGTCTGGTTCAACTACTTTTGCACCGTCAGCACCTGCTAGTTGCATCATACGTAGTATTTCTGCTACTTCACTTGCATCAGCACCATTAATATTAATGCTTGCTTCGTCTAATTGTTTTTTGTCTGTCATAATTGACTCCTTTACCCCGCTCATGTCTACGTTATCAGCATCAGTTTGAAATCCTGCTAAATTTTCAATACCAGTTGGTTTGCCGTCGGCACCTATCTTTACTGGTCCACCGCCTGTATATTTTCCATTTTCTGGTTTGGCACCTACATAATAATATCTACTACCATCTGTAATTAGAATTTTATTTACTTGACGTCCATAACCTGGTGGTTGAGGATTTACAGCTCTCCACGGCTTTGTTGAACTTGGGGTTGTACTTTGTGGAGGAGAACTTGCTGCTGGTTCATCATTATTACCTGCATATTTTTCAATCATTGCTCTAGTTTCAGGACCAACAATACCGTCTACTTTTGCACCTGAAGTTTGTTGGAATGTCTTAACTGCTTTTTCGGTAGCAGGACCAAAAATACCATCAACTTCGTCACCTGTCATACCTAGGTTTCTTTGTAGTTGTTTAACACCTTCACCTCTGCTGCCACGTTTCATAATTTGATTATAGTCTGCGCCTTGTGGTGCTGCTTGTTGTCCTGCTGGAGCATTCTGTGCTTGATTAACTGCTTGAGCTGCTGCTTTTTTTGCTTTTTCTTTTTCTAGTCCCATACCGACTAGTGCGCCCATTAGAGCAATTGCTAAAGGATTTTCTGTTAGGATTTCTTTACGTTTCATGATAACACTGCCTTGCTGTTTTCAGCATCGCCGATATCTTTGCTCTCTCCTGCAGGAGTCTCACCAACATAATCGTTTGATCTTTCTTTACGTGCTGTTTCTAATTCTTTCAACAAGTTCATTACACGATCTGAGCCTGCGTCTGCTTGTGCGCTTTCACCGCCCATGTCTTCTTGAGTCAATTTTGCTGTGTATTCGTCTTTTGCATCTTCTTGCTGATATAGTTCTTGTGGTTCGTTTGGATTACGTACAATGATGTGACTTTGAGGAACACTACATACACCGCCTAAGTATTCTTGTAATACTTGAACAGTTGTTGGGTATGTTAGCTCAACTTCGTAGTACATTACATCTGTGTTTTCTAACTGTGGAAAATCTAATGGACGCTCTTGAATTGGAGTTTTCTTACCAGCTGACATTTTTGTAATGCCAAACTTTTGTAATCCTGTTTCAATCATATCCTCGCATCCGTCAGGCCTGTCACCTGCGATGCCAATTTTAAATTCATATGTTTTTTTTGATTCTATTAAATAATCAGCAAAATTTTTCATTGACGTATCCTAAACTATAATACTATTTATCTTTATCTATGCCTTTTAGACGTTCAAGCAGACTGTTTCTATCTGTGACAACATAGCCTTCACCGCTTACAATATCACCATCTCCAGGTCCGCTGTCTCTATCCATTTTTTCTTTTTTAAGTTGTAGCTCTACCATTTTAAGTTTTTTATCTAGTTTTGCAACTTTTGCATCTAAACTGGTTTTTAACATTGTGCCAGCAACTTCAAATACTCTGCCACTATAACGACTTTCTACGTTCATACCTAAGTCCATTAGATCATCATATGCTGTCATTGCTTTGTCAGCAACTTCATTTAATTCTTTGTCTGCCATATCGCCTAAGCCTTTTACAGCAGGCAATGCACTTGCTATTTTGTCAAACTCTGCAATATCACGGAATGTATCTTCGTGCTGTACAACTGGCGCAGGTTCTTCTTCTTTTAGATCCTCGTTATCAGGCAAGTTTAACATTTCTTCTAATTTTTTAGTCATAGTACTATTCCATTATATACTACTATTTACCCCAGTTTTTATCGGTGTTCATATATGCGGTTATAGTAGCACGCCAGTTGTTTCCACTTTCGTAACTGTGCCACGTTTCTCCATTATTTCCTGCAAACACCAAGCAACGTCCTGGTTTCCACGGTATTTCTATTTTATCTGTTTGATCAGGCGAACTCATTACATATGTACCTATACTAGTTTCGGGACCAATATATGTAACAAACGTCCATATTTTTGTTGGGTCGTCACAATGTGGTTTGAATGAATATCCTGCAGGATTTATTGCCAAATGACCTAAAGGATATGTTTTTCCTTTCCTAGGTGCCTGATAATTTAATTTACGTATTAACCTTGGCATTTTTCTAATTGCAAGTTCTAATATTTTGCTTTGAGCTTGCGGCAAATTATCAATATTATAATGTTGTTTAGAATTGTGTTTTTCTATATGACTTTTAGAAAAGTCTTGTAGTACCTTAATTTGCTCTTGTTCTAAAAAATCATCTATAATCCAATGTTTCCACGGATGATTACTTTCTTTAATATTCATCGTCTACGTCCTTGATGGAAAATGTCTCCTTCGTTTACTACTCTGAAGTACATGCCTTTTTGTTTGCAGTATGCTCTAGCTGCTCCCCACTTTGCTTGATTAACAACATAGTGTGCTTGATTAGCTCTGCTTTTGCCTAGCTGTTCTTTGAACGTGTGATTAGCAGGTTTAACCTCTATTAATTCAACATGTTGTTTGCCATTCCTGTCGCCATAAACAATAAAAAAGTCCGGAACGTAAATTGTATGTTTTCCTGTGAAAGGATGTCTATAAGGTATTTTTATAGCTTCACTTGCCCACTTGGTAATATTTTCATTTGTATCACACATTCGCATAAAAGCAAATTCCCAACTACTGCGATATGTTGGTGTGCGACCGCCGATATATTTGTCAGGGTTTTTGAGAGTAAATTTGCCCTGTGCAAAACGTGCCATTACAATCTCACATTTCTGTTTTCAGTTGTTTCGATATCGTAAGAATTTTTGTAACCTAATGCACTAATTTTGCTTCGGTTATTGTTTAAAATAGCACTAACCAATTGACTTAATTGTACTTCTGACAAGCCTGTAAGTGTATCGATTAGTTGAAAAACATTTTTGTTTTCTGCTTTTGCTTGTTGAATAATTACAGTTGAAACAGCAATTGCTGCATCTTTTGTAAATTTTCTTTTTGTAAAAAATCCAATTACACTATCAACTTCGTTACTTGTAATATTGATTTGTTTAGTATAATACCTATTAAATAATTGGCGTACTTCTTTGCCACTGTCTTGTGCATTTTTTTGTTCTTCTGCTGCGTAACTGCTCATCCAATAACTCCAATTTCTTTTAAATCTTGTTCAAAACTAGTACCAGCTAATTGTCCAGATCCTTGATTTAATTCTGCAAAATTATTTAATGCACTTTGTTCTATTTGAGATTTAATATTTGGAGATAGATTATTATAAAAACTTTTTGACTCATCTAAGTTCAGACCAGAATAAACAGAAATTAAAATTTGTGATCTATTGCTTGCATAGTCTGCAAGTTTTTGAGGATTGTTTTGTAATTGTCTTTTAAATTCTTGATCACTCAAACTTAAATTTTCTATTTTTGTGTTTACCTGTTGAGCAACTGTGTTGTTATTGGTGTTTTGACTTGTAGGAAAATAATTTGTCGAATTAGCAGGAGACTGTACAATCTGTTGTATAGGAGTAGTATTTATAGGTAATTGATTTTGACGTTGCTGACTGTTAAATCCAGTAAGGTCAACAATATTAGAAAGCAAATCTCCAAATATTGCTTCCCAGAATGTATTGTCATCTGAATTTTTTGCAATACTACTTGTACTAACACTATTGTACGGACTAGGTACTGTGTCGTAATGTTGTATATCTCCAAAACTCTGAATATTTTCACTTGACGTAATTTCTCTATCATAAAGCACAGTTTCGTAGGCAACACGCATGTTATTCTTCATCACTCCTGAACCGTTACTTTGATCAACTCTGTCGTGACTCCATTCTGTAATTAAAGGATTTACTAGTGTGAAACTTGTAAATGTGCTTTCTTTATTTTGTGGATGTAATTGATGAATTGTAATACTATTAAAGAAAGGTATATCTGTAGTGCGTCTACGATTAAAGCCATGCCTGTATGTATTAGCAATATCTGTATCATATAACTTTGTTGCATAAGAACGTGGACGACTACTTTGATCAGTATAGTTTCCGTCTTGATAGTGATATCTATAATATGCTTCCCAAAGTAATGTGGTTAGTCCTGCATTGTCGTCATGAAATTCTATACCAACTTCGTTGTAGTTGATCATAGTTTGTATAACTTTTTTCCTATTGTACTGATTTAGTGTTTCAGTAGCAATGCTATAAGAAGGTAAATCTGCACTACTTGCTAATAAATTAAATTCACGTTTGTTCAAAAGATTGTATACACTGCTGCCCAGTGTACTCAGTGCAGTTGTATTCACATCAATAACAATATGATATAAAAAACTGTTTTTTGGAGCAAGTCTAAAATTGTTACGTCTATACAATGCTGCCGCATGAGCGAAGTCACCGACTATACCTTTGTTTGCATCTAAACTGCTAAAATTATCATAAAAACTATTCAACGCCATACTGTATTTATCTCATTAAAAAAGGAGCCTTAAAAGACTCCCTTTTTGTAGCAATCTCATTTAAGTATTAAAGAGCTGCGCCGCCTGTAGCACCTGTGCCTGTTTCGCTATTTCTATCTTGGAAATTGTTTGGTGTACCTACGCCAACATTTAGTTGGACAGCGTTATCATAAGTAATATTTAGATTTACTGTCATTGCATCGTTAGTAGCATATGACATTGAACCGTAATCAACTTGGTTTAGATAACAACCATATAATTCCCAGGTTTCTAGTACTTGTGGAGTATTTGCGCCGTTTCCACCATCTAAGATTTCAATACGTTGTGTAAACTTGTAATCTTGACCTGTTGCAGCACTTGCTTGTTCAAAGAAGTCGAACTGCTTCTGTAACTGTTCGCCAACTAGTTTTTGAACATTGCCGTTAATATCGTCACGTAAATTAATTGTTACAGGCTGCCATGTGTGCTTGCCTGCCATCATAATTTTACTGTTATAAACATCTAATTGAATTGGATCAAACGAAATGTTTGGTCTTGTTGCATCAATTACTTGTTTTGTTAGTTCTGTTGTGTTTCCAGTAATACCAAAATTTTCCAGTGTCACTCTAAAGCGATACTGAAGTTTTGGCATTAACAAACCTTGACTACTACTAGTAGTATCGTTTGCTAATGGTACTGTTAAATTTAATAGAGTTGAGATTGCCATCTATTGTTTCTCCTTAATACACAAGTATTTATCATTTGTAGGGGGTTTTTGTTTCACCCCCTACTTTATGATATTAAAGACCTGCGATCTCGCCTGTGTTTTTGATACGTAGTGGAATATAGATAAATTCTACTGCTTTAACTGGTTCAATAGCAATATCTACGTACAGTTCGTTTCTATCGATTCTTGCTGGTGTGTTGTTTGTTTCATCACATACAACCAAGAAGTCAAATAGTGCTCTTAGTCCAACTAATTCAACTAACAAACTTTCTACTTGTTGTTTGATTTCATCACGTGTGATTTTATCATTTGGTTCAAATAGATATGGTTTTGCTAGTGTGTTAAGTTGGCTACGTAAATATACAACCAGTCTTGCAACGTTGATTCTATCCAATGCACTTGCATTTCTTGCACGAGTTTTCTGTCCAAATACAACAAGCCCTGCTCCTGTTAGGAATGTGATTGGGTTAACGTTGTTTGAGTACAGTGTATCTCTTACACCTTCGTTAAGTGCTGTTGCAACAAACTCACCTTCGCCGTTAATATAACCTGTTGATGTTGCGTTTGTTACGCCGCCACGTCTTGTACCTGCTGGTGCAAACCATGGATATGCAACTTGGTCATTTAATGCAAATGTGCGTAGTACCATGTGCGATGCTGGAACAACAATGTTGTTGCCTGCGTTGTCACTTGTAAATCCACTTGGATAGTAAACGCCTAAGTATTCATCTCTACTTACAAGACCGTTATCGTTATCTTCTACAACTGTGTTAACGTTAGTTGCCCATTCGTTTAGTGAAGTTGCATCTGATGTCAAACGCATTGGAGAGTCACCAATAACAAATGCTGTTAAGCCTCTGTCATAGTTTAGTGTGATCATTTCGCCAATTAGTTCTGGATAACCCGGTGTTGCAATCAAGTTAAAGATACGAGATTCGTCATCGCGGATATCTTGATTTTCATTTAGCATTGCTTGTAACGCTTGAACTACAACTTTACGCTGTGCTTTACGTCCAAAGCTACCTGAACCATCTGCTTCATTAGCTGACTCTGTTACCCAACGATGTGGATAGTATGCTGCCATTGGTTGGTCAGCATCACTACCTCTTGTATTAGTTTCTGTAATATCAATATAATTACGCTCAAAACGTTTTACGTTAAATCCACTTCTACGTAGGTTCCATAACAACATACCTTTTGGATATAGTGCTGGATCTGGAGCATCTGGGTCTAAATAATCACTTGATAGTAGATCTGCAATGTCACCTGCTGTTCCGCTGTTTGCGCCTGCTGTGTTATAACGTGCATCAGCAAAGATAATACCATTTTCTGTTGTTTGGTCAGTTGTGTCTAACTCTATCCATGAACTAAGTGTAGCATTGTAACGATATACTCTTGGGAAGTTTTCCAAATCTGCGGTGCTTACCCATAAATCGCCAGTTACAAGATCTGTGCCATCCGATTGTGCTTCTGGCTCACTTGCACTTACAATTGGGCCTTCTGGATCTGCATCTGCATATTCATTTGCATACCCTTTCCAGTCTGCGCCGTCGTGTACCATGATGTCGATTTCATCGACAACACTACTGTACCATAGTGCACCGTCTTCTGCTAGTGCAGTTGGTGCTTCATCGCCTGCTGTATATGTTAGTTCTTTCCAAAGACTTGCAACATATTCGCCTGCTGTTGGTAAATCATACAAGTTTGCTGTGCCTGTAGAATCTGTATAGTCCCAAGCTGGGAACGCCATGACAAACTTACTGTTTGTATCTACAATTCTTACTTCGCCGCCTAGAGCATGTGTTACAACTACTTTGTTACCTGTAGCAACACTTGCACTGACATTTGTTAAACCTGCTGAATTAATTGCTTCAGCAAGTGTGTCAGCGTCATCTGCTGTACCTGCTGCTGTAAATGCTACTGTAACTGGTGTGCTCATTGTTGCACTGCCTTTCACACTTTCACTGATTGTAAAGTCGCCTGTACCTACAGTGATTGTTCCTGTTCCAATTGCTTTACTTGTAATTGTAGTTGCGCCTGCTGCTGCTCTTTTGTAAATTGTAAAGTCAGCTAAATTTGTTGCATCTTCAGTTACGTTTGTTTGAACATAAAGGTTTGCAGTTGTTAGGTTTGTTCCGCCACCTGATAAATCTAGTCCAACTAGTGCTGCGTGGTTAGTTGCATAAATTGGTGCTAGTGATGTGTCCCAAAGTTCTGTGTCTTCGTTCCAAACTTTGACACTCCAGTTTGCACCTGCATTTGGTGTTGTTGTTTTAACCCAAACACTGCCTGTTGGTCTTGGATTTGTGTCACCTGATTTGTATAGTGGCACACTTGTATGCGCACTTGCTTGTAATTTAGGAGCATTGTAATCTACTGCACCTGTTAAACCTGCATCATTTAAAATTGTACCTGTTGCAGCAAATTCAAAACCGTCATGTGCCGAACCGTTGTTGTAAAACTCTAATCTGTTGTTTACAACTGCTGCACTAATGCCAGAACCAGTTGCTGCTGCATTGAAGTCAATTACAAACTGCGCCGGAGTATTTCCTGTTAATGCAAATGTAAAGATTTGTGTTGCTCCGTCTGTTTCATTTACAGTGAAGGTATCACCTGGAACAAATGGAGTTGGTGTTGCTGCATAAGACTTTGTACTTGTTACTGACGGCCAACTTGCTTTCCAGTCTGCACTTCCTACTACTACCCAAGTGCCTGCTGTGTTTTTATAATATAGTGTTGGTACTGTTGTTACAGCAACTAGTGCATAATCGCCTACTGCGCCTACTGATCCTTTTGGTGTATAATCTGCTCCTGCATAATCAACTACTTTTGTTGTGTCAGTTACTACAATAGGTGTTTTTGCTGTGAAAGATTGTCCTGTTGTATTAGTAATATCAACTGCACTACCGTCCCATTCAAAAATACCATATCTACTGTTTGCAGTATCAAACCAATATGTTCCGCCTGCTGGATTTGCGGTTGTTGCTGTTGAACTTGCATTCAATGCACCCAAATCAATATCTGCACGGACAACATATGCTCTGTTGCTCACACCCAAATATGAGTATGCAGCCTGCAATCCATATTCGTTTTGCTCTCCGCCATGGATTGGATTGTTATTGTTATCTACATAGAATGTTGGATCTCCAAATGTATCTACCAGTTCACGCTGTGAAGTAAGTAGGTATGGTTTTCCAGCATTTGCTTTTGTGGTACCTGGAGCAATTCCTGTTCCTGCACCATTTAATTTATTCTCGCCTGTGGCGACAAATATAATAGGTACTGTACCCGGTTCAGCCGGAGTGTAAAAACTCTCGTCAATTACCTGGACATCTACACCTGGTGATACTAATGCCATTTTTTGTTTCTCCTAAACAATGTTATTGTAGTATTATTTAGCAGATCTAGGGTAAAATAGCGGTTTTAAGGGTTAACTACGTAGTTAACTGCCCTTTATATAGTTCGTCAACCCAAAACTCCAAGTCGTTGAGTGTACCATTGTTATCAATGTAAAAGTCAGCCATATAAGGTTCTAGTGTCATACTGTCCGTAGACTCCTTAGGCAAATAGTCACTACGGTCAACCCAAATAGCATAATCAAAAACATTGGTATTACGCATTGCAAAATATTCACGCTTGTTTCTTAGTCCGCAATAAATGTCATGTTCTGCAAAAATAGCTCTACCTAATGTTGCAGCATCTTTTGCATTCATCTCACTGATAGCATTATACCATTCAGTTCTGTGGTTATGTCTATCAGCGTAACATTCTTCTTCGCTATCGTAATTGTATTTCTTTTTCAATAAATCATAGATAAAAAGTTTTGAGCAAAATGCACTACTGCTGTCAAAACTATATCCATATTTGTCTCTAAGTATTTCGCAGACAGTATCTTTACCATGTCTACCGTGTCCAATTACCAACAATTTTTTTCTATGCATAATTCAATATACTATACTATTGTTCTTTTGTCAATATCCATTTTTTGAAAAGTTGAGACCATTTTTTGTGTGCAGGATCTAACGGATGATCTGAATCTTTACCGCATTCGTAATTATTTGTTTTTGCATATTCCCAAAAACCCATATCATTTTCTACATGAATTAATTTAGGCAAATTCAAACGGTTTAGCATATCTTCATAATATATGTTTGGCTGTCGATGTGTGAGTGTCATTAAATCATTAAATGCAGTTGTATAATAATATTTCACACCTTTGGCTTGTAGGTAACAAGTTAAATATTCTAATTGTTGCAATGGATAATAGATATGATTATCTACAGTTGCTCTACGTGTGTAAAATTCAACTACAGTTCTAACTAGATATTCATTTGCTAATTTGTTTCTTCGGTGCATCTGTGTTTTTTCTTTTGTCGATCCGTCGCCATCTGAAGGCAATGTTAAAATAAATTTTTCTTCGTCGTCAAAATATTTCTGTTTAAAACCGTTTGGATAAATGGTAGGAAATTCTAATCTTAAAATACTGGTCCACATTACACATACTGCAATTTCTTCTGGTTTGTATAATTTTAAATTGCGTTCAGTTTGATAAATTACACGTCTGACTATGCTACCATAGCCTGCACCTGATACTGCAACATTATCTAACTTAGCATTCCTAAACAATATATTTTGTAGATTATTAGCCCACGTTTTTTCACTACGTGGACGTATAATTCCATCGTTTCTTTGTTTTCCATTCCAATCTGATAATTCGTCGCCTGCTGTAAAACTACAACCGCCAACAATAAGTTTTTTTATATTATCCAATCAAGAATCCGTAACCTGTACCGCCTGCAACAGCCATTGCTAAATCTTGTTCTAGTTTTTCCATTTCTTGCTGTGCC